GCAATCTTTTGTTAATCAAGGTGGTGGCACAACTGGTGGCGGTATTTATTTAGGTACTGTAATTGGTGGTGGTTTATTAGCTAATAAATTATTAGGTGATGATGATGGTGATGATGGTGGTGGTACAGATGGTTCTACTACAACAATAGATGATGGTGATGATGGTGGTGGTACAGATGGTGATGTCACTACTTCAACAGGAGTTACTTTAGTTAATACTGGCGGAACTACAACAACAAGCACTAATGGTTCAGGTACAAAAACTGGTGTTGATTTAATTACTAATGACGATACTGATGCAACAACTATTGATTCAAACGCAATTACTGGTGTTAATTTAATTAATACTGGTAATGATGATACTTCAACAACAAATGATGTTGGTTCAACTACTGGTGTCGATTTAATAACAAGTGGTATTAATAATACTGGTACAACTGCTATTGATGGTGTTACCACTAAAACAGGTGTAACAGATACAGATTTAGATAGCTCAAAAGATGCCGCTATTGATACATTAATAACTGCTGCAGATAGTGGTATTAGGTCTGGAACTATATCAGGTGCTGACATTGATTCTGCTGTAAATGATATAATTACATCAACATCAATAGCAAATGTTTCATCAGCTTTATCTTCATCTTTAACAAATTTAGGTCTTAACAATATTTCAGTTGCAGACGCAGCTAAAGGTGGAACTAATTTATTAACTTCTACAAACAGTGGATTAAGTGTAGGTCAATATATACCTAGTGCAAATCAAGTAGGTTCAGGTATTTTAGATTTAAGCCTTACTGGTAGTGGCATGACTGGCACATCTCCATATAGTATTTATGGCACTAATGTAGATAGACCAGCAGGAATGATTCAAATTGAAGGTGATGTTGTTGACAATGCTGGTAACTTTATTACAGATTTTTTTAATACTGAATTAACGTCAGGAATTGGTAACGCTGGAACATATTTAAATGATGTTACTAACATTAACGTTGGTGAAGCATTATCTGGTATTGGCGGTCTGTTATCACTTGCTGATATGGTAGATGATGCAAATGTTGGAAATACTTTAGGAACAGCAGCAGGTTTATCTGGATTTGGTTTATTTGGTGAGGCTGCACAAGGTATTGCTCCAGCTTTAGGAGCAGGAGCTTTAATAGCAAGTTTAGCAGGTCTTGGACAACCAGACCCTTCAAACGAAGCAGGTTTTGCACAAGTTGATACTAATTCTAATAATGTAACTCCATTTGGTATGGAAGGTGATAAATTTAATCAAGAAAATGTTAATCAATCAACTTCTATTGCTAATGCAATGAATAATGTTGTTAGTAATATTACTGGTAATTATGGTTTAAAAACAGAAGGTGATATTTTAGTACAAACAGGTGAACGTGACCCATTAAATATTACTTTTGGTGATATGTCGGAAGAACCAACAATAAATAATAGATTAAATTATAATACAAAAGAAGGTGATATTTTAAACACAACTGATGATGTAAGTAGATTTTATTATACTGGACAAGTTGGAAATGATGGTTCTGCTTTAGTAGATAATATTGTAAAAGGAACAAATCTATTATCATTAAAAGCAGTAGCTAATGATGAAGATACTATTAACATGAAAGATTTTAGATTACCTGCATTTTCATCAGATAAAGTAAAAAATCAATATTTAGATATGGGTCTTGATGAAACATCAGCAAATGCTTTAACAAACGCCTCTCGTAGTGGAAGTGCTGCAACATCAGAGTTGTTAGGTGGTTTATTAGTTGCAAATACAACAAATGAAGATTTATTCCTAACAGACGCAGAAAAAACATCATTGCTAGAAAAAGGTTACACAGAAGAACAACTTGATGCAATATTATATGGATAATTAAAAAGGAGAAAAAATGGAAAACGAAGGTAAATTAAGACAAAACATAGATAGAGGTGAAAAAGCACAAGCTCTATTACGAAACGAAATTCTTATCGAGACTTTTGATTTTCTTGAAAAACAATACCATGACGCATGGTCAAATTCTTCTGTAGATCAAAACGAAGCTCGTGAAAAAATTTTTATGATGTTGCAAAACTTACAAACTGTTAAGCAACATATAGAAAGTGTGGTCATCACTGGCAAGTTAGCTAATGACCAATTAACTAAATAAGACCAAGCGTAAGCAGTCTAACAGGAGAAAAACATGACAGACGATAACCCTACAGGGAACGAACCTATCAACATGGCGGAAGCCACAAGCCTACTTCTTGACAGGCAGGAATCAGAAGATAATCCACAACCGAATCAAGAGGCACAACCAGAATCAGAGGTTGAAGAAACCCCTGATGTTACAGATACAGAAGAACCAACAAGTGAAGAACCTGATGAGGCACTTGAAGCTGTTGAGGAAGATGTATCGGAAGAATTAGATGAAGAAGTAGTATCTGAAGATGAAGCTGAGGAATACGAGGAACAAGAATACTTTACTGTTAAAATTAATGGTGAAGAACAAGATGTTACCCTTGATGAACTAGCTGCAGGATATTCAAGACAATCTGATTATACAAAAAAGACAACTGAGGTAGCTAGTCAAAGAAAAGAAGTTGAACAGTTACAAGCAGAACTTTTACAGGAGCGTCAAGCTCTGCAACAAGGATTACAACAGTTAAACCAACAGTTGACATCACAAACATCTAACGAGCCTACTAAAGAATATTGGGATCAGCTTTATCAAGATGACCCATTAGAATATGTAAAGCAACGTGATGATTGGCGTGATAAAAAAGAACAATTAGCACAAGTTAATGCTGCACAGCAGCAAATAGCACAGCAACAAGCTCAAGAACAACAAGTAGAGTTTCAAAAACACTTGGCTCAAGAGCAAACAAAAGTTAGTAAAAGGCAATTCCTGAATGGAAAGATGCAAAGAAAGCTGAAGCTGAAAAGGCTAATATGGTAACATGGGACAAAAAGAGCAGGATTTACAGATCAAGAACTAAATCAGGCTTCAGACCATAGAGCTATTGTTACTATGCGTAAAGCGTACTTATTTGACCAACTTCAAAATGAGAAACCTCTTGTTCAGAAGAAAGTTAGAAAAGCACCAAAGATGACAAAATCTGGTAAAAAACTTGTTAGTAAAAACTCCTTGAATAAAACTAAGGTTGATAAAGCCTTTAAAAAACTAAAATCAACAGGTAGCATGGATTCGGCTGTTGATTATCTTTTACAAAAATCCACATAACCCTAAAGGAGTTAATTATGGCAACATATAAAACCGCAAATGCTATCGGTGAAAGAGAAGATTTGTCAGATGTAATTACTCGTATTGACCCAGCAGAAACACCAATATTTTCTAATGGCAAAAAAGTAACAACATCAGGCGTATTTCACGAATGGCAAGTTCAAGAACTTACAGCAGCAGCTGATGATAACTATGTTGCAGAAGGAGCAGACTATTCTTATGTCAATCCAACTGTAACTACCAGACTTGGTAATTATCATCAAATCTCAGTACAAGCAGCATCAGTATCTGGTACATTAGATGTAGTAGATAAAGCTGGTAGAGATAAAGAAACAGCTTATGTTAAGGTTCTAAAAGGACTAGAACAACGTAGAGACATTGAAAAAGCATTATGTAAAAATGAGGCTCGTTCAGCATCAGACCCAAGAAAAGCAGGTAAAATTAGTTCATTTATAACTAATGTAAACCTTGTATCACCATCTACAACACCAACAGGTGATGGTAGTGATGTTTCTGACAAAGCTGGTACTAACGCTGCTCTTACTTTAGCAAAATAGATGCTGCAATGAAACTAGCGTATGATGACGGTGGTCAACCTGACATGTTAGTTGTCTCCCCTGCTAATAAAGTTGCATTTAGTGACTTATCAAGTGGTTCAGTTGCAACAGCACAATTACAATATACAGCACCAAGAGAAATAGCTATTATTGGAAGTGTGTCAATGTATCTGACTGACTTTGGTGAGTTAAATGTTACAATAGATAGGCAAATGCTCAATGATACAATATTCTTATTAGATAGTGACCATTATTCAGTTGGTTCATTACCGAATAGACTATTTTCTGTATCAGATGTAGCACCTACAGGTGACGCAACTAAGTTTGCAATAGTTTCTGAATGGACATTTGTTCCAACAGCACCTAAAGCACACGCTATGGTTACAGACCTAAGCACATCTTAGTCTACAAATGGGAGGTGTCTTCGGACATCTCCCTACAAACAAGAGAAAGTAATGACAAAAAAAATTATTGGATATGACCCTATTCAGAAAAAAACTACATATTTTCATGGGGGAAATGATGGTCAACATTATGTAACTGTTGAACAAGAAACAAAACATATTATAGATAAAGCAAAAAATTTAGATATTGATTACAAACCTTATAACTTAGTTGGTAGTCAAAAACACATGAGACAAATTGCAGAAATTCCTTCAAATTTGTATTTTGAATTAAAAACAAAACTTGGAGACCCAAAACATAATAAAAAAGCATGGGCTAGATGGCTCAACGATCCAGACAACAAATTTTTTAGAACAGGTGGCGGTAACATATAATGGCAATATCTACTTACGCAGAACTTAAAACAGCTATTGCTAATTTTTTAGCAAGAGATGATTTAACAAATGAAATAGATGATTTTATTGACTTAGCTGAAAGTCGTATATCTCGTGAATTAGAAACACGTTCACAAGACACAAGAACAACACTGACAACTACAGCAGACAATGCTTATGTATCTTTGCCAAGCGATATGCGTACTATTCGTAATGTAAAAATTATGAATAATCCAAGAGTAACATTAAGGTTTTTATCACCCTTACAAGTAAAAAAAGAATATGCAACTACAGCAACTGGCTGTCCTAAAGTTTATAGTGTCATTGGTGAAAATTTATTTTTAGCACCAATACCTGACTCTACCTATAACATAGAACTAACGTATAAAGGCTCTGTAAGCTCTCTTAGCGACAGTAACACTACAAATACTATATTGACACGCTATCCTGATTTATACCTCTATACGAGCTTATTTCACGCTTATACGTTTTTGTTAGACGAACAAAGAGCAACACAATATGAAGCATTAATACAAACTATATTACAACAAATCAGAGTAGATGATGAAAAAGGTAGTTATGGTGTTGGTTTAGAAATGCGAAGTGTATATGGAGAATAAATAATGGCAATGAATACACCTTTTGGAGAATGGTTGCCTGACCAGCCTGATAACACTAGCGGAGTGACAACTGCAAAAAATGTTATTCCTGCTGCACGAGGTTATCGTGGCTTACAAGATTTATCGCAATACAGTAATGCTGCCGACAATAGATTAAGAGGTATCTTTGCAGCTAAAGACGATAGCGGTGATCCTAAAATATTTGCAGGTGACGTAACAAAATTATATGAGTTTACTAAATCTAATTCTAACTTAACAAATATATCGAAAGCAGGTAACTACACATCATTAGGTGATGAAGATATATGGAAGTTTATAGACTTTAGTGGTTTTGTTATAGGTGCATCAGGACACAACAATATATTGCAAGTATATGATAATGGCACAAGTTCTGCTTTTGCTGACATATCTGGTAGCCCTGCTGCTAAACATATTGCAGTTGTTGGTGACTTTGTATTTACTGGCAATGTTAAATATGGCGGTACAGCTTATCCTAATCGTGTTTATTTTTCTTCTCTAGCGTCACACACTGGTTGGACAATAGGTACAGACCAATCTGATATACAAGATATATTTGATATGGGTGATATAACAGGTATCGTTGGTGGTGAATATGCAACTATATTGTGTGAAAGAGGTATTGTGCGTGGTTCGTATGTTGGTACACCTCTTATATTCCAATTTGACAAAGTGCAAACAGGGTTTGGTTGTAACTATCCTAACTCAGTAGCAAATGTTGGTGAAACTGTATTTTATTTATCAGATGATGGTTTTTATCAATTTGACGGACAAAGAAGTACACCAATAGGTGCAGAAAAAGTAAATCGTTTTTTCTTTGATGATTTTACTATACGAAACAAAGGCAGAATATCTACTGCTGTTGACCCTACAGAACAAATAGTTGTGTGGTCATATACATCAGGTAGTTCTAATGATGATACGCCTGACAGACTATTAATATATAATTATGCGTTACAAAGATGGTCGTATGCAGAATTAGATTGTGAACTTATATCACCATTTATGACTATTAATTATACACTAGAAGAATTAGACAGCATTAGCACATCACTTGATGGCTTACCTGCATCACTTGACTCATCAATATATATAGGTGGTCAATTTATATTTGGTGGTGCTAAAGATAAAAAGTTACACACCTTTAGTGGTATAAATAAAGAAGCACTGATAGAAACTGCTGATTTAGATACATCTAATGGTCGAGCAAGTGTTATAACCAATGTTATACCTTATGTAGAAATAGTAGGAGGTACTACACCTAGTATTACNGCACAAGTATCATCAAGACTTAGACAAGTAGATNAAGATAGTTTTGGTTACNGCAAGTTCATTAAATGCTGATGGATATTGCAATGTTAGGTCAAATCAAGGTAGGTATCATAAAATAAGATTAAATGTATCAGGCACTTGGAAGTATATTCAAGGTGTCGAAATAGAGGCAAAGACAACAGGTAAAAGATAATGGCTGACAACCAGTATAAACGATTAGCTCATCAAGGTGGTAACCCTAGACAAGTTGCTGAAGTTGTTAATCGTATATTAGACGGAGGAATAAACTCTACTGGTAGTGTTACACTGCAAACCTCCTCTGCTACGACAACAGTAAATGATGTTCGTGCAGGAGAAAATAGCGTTATAACTTTTATGCCTAAGTCTGCAAACGCTGCTGCAGAACTAACAGCATTATTTATATCAGCTAGAACAAACGGCTCTTTTACGATTACGCATAATAATAGTGGAACATCAAGACAATATGAATACATCATCATTGGATAAACAATCGTGGCTAAAGTCACGAAAGTATATTTTAGACGCATTAAAAAGAGGTATTGATTCTCATAGTGAAAAAGATGTATTCTATGCAATAGCACGAGGTGATGCACAACTTTGGACTGGTCAAAAGAGTGCTTGTGTTACGGAGATAGTAACATACCCTAACTTTAAATCTATACGATTTTGGTTAGCAGGTGGTGATTTAGAAGAATTAAAAGAAATGGAACAACCTATTTGCGAATGGGCAAAATCTATTGGTTGTAAAAACGCACAAATAATTGGTCGCAGAGGGTGGTCAAGAATGAAAGATAAAGACAGAGCTTATGAAGAAGTAGGCACAATATCAATGAGGAGTATATAATGAGTATAGGACAGGATGAAGTAGTACCACAAACTACAACTGTAAATCCCCCTGCTTATGCAGCACCATTCTTAGCGTATGGTGCGAATGAAGCACAAAGATTATACAATCAAGGTGGTGGTTTTAATTATTTTCCAGAAAATACAGTAGCAGGTTTTAGTCCAGAACAACAAATGGCTATGAATTTGCAAACNAACAGAGCATTATCTGGTAGTCCATTAACGAGAGAGGCACAAAACCTTTCATTAAATACATTGCGTGGTGATTTTTTATCAGGAAATAATCCTTATTTTAGACAAGCTGTATTAGACCCAATTACACAAGATGTACAAAGTACATTTAGTCGTGCAGGTCGTTTAGGTTCTGGTGCTAATCAAGATGTGTTAGCTCGTTCACTTGCAACACCATTAATGCAAAATTATGAAACTGAAAGAGCAAGACAAAATCAAATGATTGGTGTAGCTCCATCATTA